TTTTGGTATGCCTGAAAATCGATTATATGATTCTGTGTATCCTGTTACTTGAAACATTTTCATTCTTCTATCGAAATACAACCTATTAAATTTTAAATAGTCGTCATATAAGCCTTCCGTATAATTTAAGGTTTCACCTGTCATTTTATTAACAAGACCATTATCAATACCTGTAAGACCCACATCACACAATGTGCTTGATGAAAAACACCCTAAATCTTTATTTTCTGGATTGTAATAGTTTTGTGAAACAAAAACGTTGTTAGGATTAAAATTTTTATAAGTTAATGTGAGCCATTGAGATGTTAAAGGGTTATTGATATCTATGTTTATTGGTAATTTATTACCATAAGTTTCAGCAATTAGGTATGGTGAAAATATTACTTCTTCATTATAGTTTCTTTCATCTGAAGCCAATGACATGTCCATAGAATCATAAACAGTATTGATTTTGTACTTTTGAAACACATATTGATTAATATTTTGCTCTGCCATTCTTTTTATTTAATAAATACAACAGATCAAAGTATTTATATAAAAAACTGTTTATGTCATATTCAAATAATTTACTAAATGAAGACAAACCAAAAAACACGGGTTCAGTTATTAGTACGCTCAAAAAATACAAAGATTCCGCAATCAGTGAAATGAAAGAAACAAGATTACTTGTGAAAATATTAATATCCGCAACTAAGGACTATCTAAAGAAAAAAGATTTTGATTTGAAGGATGATGAAAAAAAATTTATCAAAGATCAGTCTTCTGATATTTTAAAATTAATTCCTTTGATTGTATTCCAATTAGTTCCAGGTTCAAGTATCGCAACTCCATTTATTTTGAAATTAAGTGAAAAACTCGGAATTAAATTGAATAGTAAAATTCCTGAAAAATATAAAAAAGAAACCGAAAAACAATCCAAAACTGAAATAGATGAATTAGTAACAGATGATGGGTCCCCTATAGGATCGAATGTACCGTTACTTAAATTGAGTCATCATCCAAGAAAAACTATGGACCAAACCGCAAGAATGTCAAGGGTAAGTCAATTTCCATTTATTAGGGTTTATTACGGTGAGTCTGAAGAAGACAAACCAACTATCGATGAAGTGGATCAATCGGAATCTTTTGGTTTTCAAGAAACTAAAAATGCAAAAACTTACAATCAGGCAAATAAAATATTAAAAAATAAATTGGATGTAGAAGACCCAATAGATCGGGATATAAGATTGAAGAGATTGGGGTTTGATAAAAAGTTAGATAGACAGTTAAAACAAGAAAAAAGACAAGGTAAATGTAAAAACTGTTTTACAAAAAGGAGATTATCTGAATTAGAAAAAGAAAAAATTGATACTATAATTGATGAAATTCTATTGAATAAAAAAACAAATAATGATGATATTGTAAAAAAAGAAAAAGAAGATACTAATTCAGAAAATATTGTTTTTAAAATTATAAAAAGGAATTTACAATCAATTAAAAAAATTGCTGAAAAAGAATCTATTAATATAAACAAATTAGTACAAATTCTAAAAAAAGGTGAATAAAAATTTATATAATAAAATTATTTATATACCAAAAGAAATTTTGGATCATTTGACTATTTGTTTCGAAAGAGTGCCTAATTCAGATTCTTCGATAGAAGGTCACAAAAGAAATGAAGATTTAAGATCTTCTAAACAAGCAACATTTCAACAACTCGAAAGAATTGACAATTGGTTTAGATATTATAATGGTAACAAAGAAGACGCCCCTTATGTTTTAAATGGAGGTGACACAATGAGAAATTGGGTTACGAACACAATAAAAAATTTAAGAGATGGTGATGACTTCACAAAAAAAATAGAAAATGAATATATGCCTGAAGAACCGGTTGATAAAAACTTTTTAAAAGACTTAGGACCTTTAGCGAGTGAGTTTGATCCTGGTGATGAAACTGATAATTTAAAAATAAAAGAAAACCTAATAAGGATAAACGATTTAATTAAAAAAACACTTTAAAATGCCAACATTAGAACCTATGGATTATAGTCAACCTAATAATTTGTTGACAAAATACGCAGATCAAGAAAGAAAAAAATTGATCCCAAAAAATGATTATAAAACCGAAAACCAATATTCGTCAACTAATAAAGATGCTCTAAGTGATGGTGACGAAAAAGGTAGAGGTACTGGTGTCTTTTTAGATACCGCAAACGGTGGTACCAAAACTGACGTATTGGAAAGGAAGTCGGAAATTGTGATTAATAAATATAAAGCAGATAACCCATATCCTTACGCATCTTTACAATAATGAAACTTTACAATTCTTTTAAAGATATTATCGTTGAGGTAGCATCAATATCAACTATCGTCGATGCAATTAAAAAAAAACGTCGAGTGATAGTTTATTACGATGGTGATGAACCAGGCGGTAAAGGTTTAAGAATTATAGAGCCGGTTTGTTTTGGTTATAGTAAGGCAAATAATCCCGTTTTAAGGGCTTGGGACATGGAAGGTGCTTCTCATAGATCTTATAAGGGAAAAAAACCACTTCCAAGTTGGCGTTTGTTTAGAGTTGATAAAATAATAGCACTTAAACCAACAATGGAAAAATTTAACGAACCAAGACCAAACTACAACCCAAATGGTGATAAAAGTATGTCAAGAGTTATAATTAACGCAATTTTTGATTAAAAAAAAATATTATGAACACAGAACAAGCACTATTACAAAAACTGGCAATATCAAAAAAAATAATGCAAAGACACGATGATATAGGTCGTAACACTGTAAAAGAATCTTCGGCGAATACCGTAGATGTAGAATCTTATCAACCAATGAATGCAAGTTATAATATTCCACAAGAATATTTGTCAGAAGAAGCTGTAAGGAAACAACAGGTACAATACGAAAATACTGAAGATAAAATTTTAAATTCTAGACTTCCCGATGAAATAAAAAAATTAATGATTGAGCATCCTATCCAACAACCATCTAACCCAATGAATAGTTCAGTACTATCTGATGACCTTGTGGAAAAAGCATCAAGACTTATGAATGTAAATGCAAAAGGGGATCCTACAAGTCCACAAAGAATGCAAACACAACTTTTAGAAAGTAATATACAAAATAAAAGTTTAAACGAAAACACAATTAGAAATATTGTTAGAGAAACTGTTCAAGATGTTTTAAGAGAAAATGGACTTTTAACAGAATCTGAATCAAAAACTAATGACATTTTTAAGTTTAGAGTTGGTCAACATATATTTGAAGGGAAACTTTTAAAAGTAAAAAAAATAGCCAAGTAAAATCATATTCTTTATAAATTAACCCCGATCTTTTTAGGTTGGGGTTTTTTATTTTTTGAGTTGATATTTCCACATACTTTGGGTATATTTTTATTATGGAAAAAATTAATGTATTAGTGTTACCTTCGGATCAGTCAGGTGTGGGTAAGTATAGATCGGTAGATCCGCATGTTAAATTACAAAACATGTATCCCGATGAATTTCATGTTGATATTGATTATCAACCAAATGTGAATGATTTAAACTATTTTAAAAAATATCAAATTGTACATTTTCATAGATGTATTGGGCAAGATTATGAAAAGTCTGTTGAGTTAATTAACACTTTGAAACAACAAGGTGTTGTTGTTATTGGTGACATAGATGATTATTGGTTACCAACAAAAGAACATCCTATTTATCATTTAATTGTTACAAACAAAATAAATGAAAGAATTCTTAAAAACTTAAAGGCGTGTTCTTTTGTTACAACAACTACTGAAATATTTGCAAATGAAATTAAAAAGTTTAATAAAAACGTAATAGTACTTCCAAACGCAATTGATCCACAAGATCCACAATATAATGAAAAAACTTTACCTTCAGATAAAGTTCGAGTAGGGTGGTTAGGGGGATCATCACATTTACACGATATTAAACTACTTGATGGTATGGTAAGTAAATTATCACCAATACAAGAAAAAATTCAATATCATCTTTGTGGTTTTGATACAAGAGGTGTCGTAACAGAAATTAATAAACAAACTGGCGAAAAAGTACAAAGACCAATAAAACCAGAAGAAACAGTTTGGGTAAGATATGAAGAAATTTTCACTAACAATTATAAAATTGTGTCACCTAAGTACAAAGAATTTTTGAACAAGTTTGATGATCAAGAATTTTTTGGTTTGGAAAAAGAAAACTACGTAAGAGTATGGACTAGACCTGTCACATCTTATGCAAAAAACTATTCTAAGTTTGACATTTCTTTAGCTCCAATAAAAAATCACGTCTTCAATAGAATGAAATCCCAATTGAAAGTTATTGAGGCGGGTTTTTATAAAAAAGCGATAATAGCTTCAAATGTTGGTCCCTACACAATTGACTTAAAACATGCATTAAACAAAGGTGAATTTGTTGATGGAAATGCTTTATTGGTTGATGAACATAAGAATCACAGTGATTGGGCAAAATACATAAAAAAATTAGTGGATAACCCAAATATGATTATAGACTTAGGTGAAAGATTATATGAAACAGTCAAGGATAAATATGATTTAAATAACGTAACAAAAACAAGATCAGAATTTTACAAATCTTTAATTAAATAAATTACATATGATTAATATACCAATTACAAAAATATTATTTTTAGATATAGAAACTGTCGGTGGGTGTCCAGACTTTGATTCTTGTCAAAAATTTAGTCCAAAGATTGCGGATCAATTTGTTAAATACTACGATTGGTTTCAAAAAAGATTTCCCGAAGATCACATCGAAGTCCCAAAGACAAAAAAAGAACGTGAAGAAAAAATGAATTTTGTATTCAAAAAAAGAGCCGCTTTAGTTCCTGAGTTTGCTAAAGTAGTTTGTGTTTCTATGGCGTTTGTTTTAGAAAATGGTGAAACAAAAAAACAAACCTTTTCTGGTGACGACGAACAAAAACTTTTGTTAGAAGTTAGAAATCTTTTAGATCGTTGTCATAAGTTAGATTTTTATCTTTGTGGGCACAATCTTAAAAACTTTGACATACCGATGTTAGCAAAAAGAATGATTATAAATGGTATAATGCCATCTAAAATCTTACCTTCATATGATACTAAACCTTGGGAAATTAAGGCTATTGATACTAAAGAAATTTGGCAGTACGGGGCTTACAGTTCAATAGGATCATTAGATTTGTTGTGTTCTTGTTTAGACATACCAACACCTAAAGATGGTGAAGTTACGGGTGATAAAGTACACAACGCTTATTGGGAAGAACAAAAACTAAAAGAAATATCAGATTATTGTGAAAAAGATGTTGATGTATTAGTCGAAGCAATAATGAAATTAAAAATTTTAAAATAATGAATAAAGGAGATTTGAATAAAATACTATCACAAACAAAAGATTTAGAAAGACTTTTTGGTGATAATGAAATTAATGAAGATGTTGAATTAAACAATCTTATGAATGAATATGGTATAGATCTTAATGAATTGGAAAAAGTATTTACTGACGACATTCCGAAAGTCCAAATGAAAATCAAACTATCACATGAAAGTGCGGTGTTACCTAAGTTTGCATATAATACAGATTCAGGGTTTGATTTGTATTCCGTAGATGAATATACAATACCACCTTTGGGAAGATCTTTGATATCCACAGGTATTATTATTGACGTTCCCGAAAATCATGAAATTCAAATAAGATCTAAAAGTGGATTAGCAATCAATCAAGGTTTGTTTGTACTTAATTCACCAGGAACTGTTGATCAAGGGTATACAGGTGAAATCAAAGTTATTTTATTTAACACCAATAACGAAGAATTCAGGATTACAAAAGGGATGAAGGTGGCACAAGCCGTGTTATGTCCAGTTGTTTGTGGTAAGTGGATTGATATTGTAAAAGTTTCTGATGTTGAAAACAAAGATAGGAAAAATAACGGGTTTGGTAGCACAGGATTAATCTGATATAAAATGATCACAGTAATTTACTCCACACATAAAGATGTGGAATATAACAATAAATTTAAAAATCACTTAAAAAACACTTGTGGTGTTGAAGATATTCAAATATTGGAATATATTAACCATAATAAATTTTCTTTGTCACAAGTTTACAATAGTGGTATTACCGAATCTAAATACGATATTGTAGTTTGTTGTCACAATGATATAAAATTAGAAAAAAATTGGGGAAAAAAACTTTTAGATGATTTTTTTAAAAATCCAGAATTTGGTATAATAGGTAAAGCAGGTTCTTGTTATTTTCCCGAATCAGGTGTGTATTGGGAAAAACTACATCAAACAATGGTAGGACAAGTGTATCATTTTCCACCTGGTCAAAAAAAGTTTTTGAGTAAATATTCACCAAAATTACCTCAATTAATACCTGTAGTCACAATAGATGGTTTATTTATTTCATTTGATAAAAATAAAATTAAACATAAGTTTGACGAATCATTTGGTAAATTTCACTTTTATGATCATGGTTTTTCTGTTCCCAATTATGTTGATGGGGTTAAAATCGGGGTAACATCATCGTTTGAAATAACGCACGAATCGGTAGGTCAACCAAACCAAGAATTTTGGGAAAGCAAAGAAAAATTCTTAAATAAATGGAAAAAAGTTTTGCCTTTGGATATAAAACCCCAAAATGTTTTTATTAATGAATTAAACTTTAAAAAAAATAAAAAACTAAAAAAAGTCGCGGTTATAATACCAACCAAAGGTAAAACTGAACTGTTGTTTGATTGTGTAAAATCTTTATATGAAAAATGTGATAATAGTGTTTTCGATGTTTTTATTGCAGATACAGGATCATCAGATAATGAAAAAAATTTTATAAAAAAAAATATACTTTCTCTTGGTAACGTTACACTAATAGAATATGACTATTATAATTTTTCTAAAATCAATAATGATGTAGTAAAAAATCACATAAGTGAAAAATATGAATTTTTACTTTTTTGTAACAACGATATAAAATTGTTAAACGATGCAGTTAGTGGTATGTTAGAAGTTTTTTCTAAAAAAAATAACGCAGGTACTGTTGGGATCAGGTTACACTTCAGGGATAATACTATTCAACATGATGGTGTTGCGGTAGTTTTCAGGAGTAATACACAATCTATTGACGTTGGTCACTTAAATTTTAGGAATTATTTTAATTATAAAATTGGGTTGAACGAAACATTCGGCAACACTGGCGGATTTATGATGATAAGAAAATCAACATTTATCAAATTAGGACTCTTTAATGAAAACTATATTTCCTGTCTTGAAGATGTAGAACTAAATATAAAATGTTTATTGTCAGGATTAAAAAATTATACCGATTCTTCTTGTGTTGGGTATCATTATGAATCTCAAACAAGAAATGATGAAAAAGAAAAAAATGAAAAGTACAAGTACGATTATTTACAAAATTTGTTACCATTTATACAAACAAATATAAGCAAATTAAAAAATCATATTAAAGTTATATAGTTTATGGAACCATTAATAAATATAATTACAAGAACATCAAACAGGCCCAACAATTTTCAAAAAACCTTGAGTTCTATTCGTCAACAAACATACAAAAACATAAACCACATAGTATGTACTGACGATGTTGAAAGTATGGATTATGTAATTAATTCGGGAATTAAGTCTTTTTTATTTTTGAACAAAGAAAATTTAATTAGTAATGACAAAAATCCAAACCCAAATACAGGGCCGTATTCACCACATAACCTTTATTTCAATGAAGTTCATAAATACATTAAAGATGGTTGGGTCATATACCTTGATGACGATGATAGATTTGTGGATTCATTTTCTTTAGAAAATGTTGTTAAGTTAATTAATAATAATGATGAAGATACTTTGATAATTTGGAGAATGATTTATTCAAACGGATCATTTTTGCCTTTAGATGTATCTCCGTCGAGACCACCAAGAATAGGAGGTATAGGTGGTTCCTGTTTTACATTTCATTCTAAATATATTAATATTGCAACATGGGATAGTTGGAAATGTAGTGATTTTAGAGTCATTGATAGATTATATAAACAAATACCAAAAAATATTTTTAGCGCAGAACCAATTATATTTGTACCATCGGCAGGTTTTGGTTTGAAAAAAGATATATAACCATTAATTATTATATATGGATTTTAATCAAGTACACGTTTCGTCAGTTTTAGAAAAATATTTTGGCGATGGTTTTAGAAAAAAATGGAATTTAAAAAATTCTTATGATGAAAATTTACCTTGTGTTTTTGTTGGGCTTTACAATGGTGAAGATATAAAAAAATTTGTAAATCATAAATCTTATAGAATTGTAATTTGGGGTGGTGCAGATATGGTGTCTAGTCACCTGAATTTGGTTGCTAAATTAATAAATGATGGTAGAACTTTTACTTACGCCTACCCAGGATATTTTTCGAACATTTTAACAAAACATAATTTAAAACACAAACAAATATATATTCCTTTCAAAGATTATTCTATGTTTAAACCAACACCTCTTGGTGAAAAAATATATGTGTACTATGGAATACATGGAAACAAACCTGATTATTTTAATTGGGACACAATAATTAAACCTATCATAAAACATTTTGGTGAAGAAAATGTAATTTATTCAAAATATAAAACTATAGATTTTTTGAAAGAAAATTTCTATGAAAAAAGTTTTGTTTATTTAAAAACAAACGAAAAAGGTGGTTGTACAACTATGTTTGAGTTAGGTCATATGGGTCGTAAAACCATAGGAATCGGTCATGAAGGTCTGCCTAATTTTGTTAGTTACAAAAATATAAATGATATCATTAACAAAATAGAAATAGAAAAAAATAATATTGGGAAAATTATGACTGACATTTCTGACAAGACAAAAAAAATATTTACAGGTAATGAATGGTTAAATTTAAAATTTTGGGCCAAATAGATATATGTTAGAACTAAGAAAAAACGAAGAAAAATACTACAACTTTATAAGAATTTTAAGGAATGACCCAACAAATCAAAAAGGTTTTTTGGATAAAGTTAATATAAGTGAAAATGATCAGAAATTATATATGGATAAATATGGTGATTGTTACTATGTTTGTCTTAAGGATGAAATACCTTGCGGTTACATCGGTGTGGTAGAAAATGACATAAGAATATGTGTCGACAATAGTTTTAAAAAACTTGGTGTTGGTAAATTTATGCTCAGTGAGGTTGTTAAAATTTTTCCAGACGCAAAGGCAAAAATTTTAAAAACAAATACAGCTAGTTTGAACCTGTTTATTAAAACAGGGTTCAATGTTGTTAGTAATGATAATAATTTATTTTATTTAGAATATGGAATACAGAAGACCTAAAAATAACCCATTCAAAGTGGTACAACTTTTCGAAGATGAAGTTGCTGATTATACCGGTGCGCCGTATGCGGTTTCCGTAGACAATTGTACAAATGCATTGTTTTTAGTGTGTAAGTATTTAAAAGTTAACCAAGTAACCATTCCATCAAAAACTTATCTTTCCGTACCCCAATCAATCATACATGCCGGCGGTGAAGTCATTTTTGATAAAAGAAATGAAACAAACAATTGGAAAGGAATCTATCAACTTAAGCCATACCCAATTTACGATTCTGCAAAAAGATTCACTTCAAACATGTATATATCAGGTTCCTTTATGTGTTTATCATTTCACATTAAAAAACATCTAAAAATAAGTAAGGGTGGGATGATACTTACGGACAATTTAGATGCGGTTAAATGGTTTAAAAAGGCAAGATATGAAGGTAGGAGTGAAAAATTATATCATGAAGATGATATCGATATGTTGGGATGGAATATGTATATGACTCCCCAACAAGCATCACACGGATTATCCCTCATGCAAAATTATCCACTACACGTTTCAGATTTAGGAGAAAATAATGGTTACAGAGATCTTACAGAATTTTCTGTTTTTAAAAATTGTAAAATAATAGAATGAAAAAAATAATAAATTTTACGCCTACAGGAACACAGACAACAAGAGAAAATTCTTTAGCTCCTTTACACCCAAATGAAATTATAGAAGAGGTTCACGAAGCATATGACTTGGGTATAACTATGGTGCACATTCATGCTAGAGATCCTAAAAATTTTTCTAACACATATAAGTCAGAAATTTATGGACAGATAATTGATGGAATTAGAAAAAATTGTTCTGATTTAACAATTTGTGTTTCGTTAACCGGCAGATTATATCCCGAGTTTGAAAAAAGATCTGAAGTATTGGAATTAATGCCCGACATGGGATCACTAACAATGTCATCATTGAATTTTCCTCAAGGATCTTCAGTCAACGAACCTGAAATGATTTTGAAACTAATTGAAAAAATGAATGATTTTGGTGTAGTACCAGAAATTGAATGCTTTGATTCCGGCATGTTAAATTATACCAAATATCTTATGGGAAAAAAAATATTAACAGGACCAAATTACATAAATGTTATTTTTAGCAATATCTTTAATGCTCAGCTAGACATATCAACGGTATCGTCAATAGTGAATAATTTACCAGAAAATTCCAAAGTTTGTTTCGGTGGTATAGGTAAACACCAACTTAACTCAAATATTTTAGGTTTAATTTATGCCGATGGTCTGAGAGTTGGGTTAGAAGATAATTTATATCTTAAAGACAAACAAAAAGCAAAAAATATTGATTTATTAAAAAGAACACATAGTATTATAGAAAATATGGGAATGGACATCATGTCCCCGATCGAATTTAAAAACTTGGGTTTTGGAAATAAAAAAATTAATAGTTATAGGTAAAAGTGACCCTGTGATTACAATGATCACAGACAATTTGGAATCAAATGAAATTTTCCCAAAAATTGAAATATATAATAATCTAAAATTACCAATAGTCCACCCAATTGAAAATGAAAATTTTTTGATCGATTTCACGGAAAATTTTCAGGATTCAGATTATTTCTTTTTAGGTGTCAACAAATCAGAAAATAAATTTTCAGTTTTCAATTTATTTAATCTTGATAAAAATAAATTTATAAAAATAATTCATAAGTCAGCGCAAATATCCAAAACATCAACATTAGGTTTTGGATGTTTAATAAACTCATCTGTTTCAGTTGCCGGACACACAACCATCGGTGATTTTGTTTCAATTAATAGAAATTCTTCTATTGGTCATCACACAATAATAAATAATTTTGTTACTATAAATCCTGGCGTAAATATAGCTGGATTTGTAGAAATTGGTGAAAAAACAACAGTAGGTATGGGATCAAATATAATTGATAACGTAAAAATAGGTAAAAACGTAATAATAGGTGCCGGATCTTTAGTAACTAAAGATATTCCTGACGATGTTGTTGCTTATGGTAACCCATGTAAAATTGTTAGAAAAAATGAAAAATAACTTACACATTATAACTCCTTTATTTAGATATGAAAACTTAACAAACATATATAACTCTATTTTGGCCAATGAAGATATTATTTGGCACATATCACACACAAAAAAAAGACCATTACCCGATTTAGAATTTTTAAAAAGTAATAATGTAAAAGTTTATAGTGTAGATTGTGAAGATAGTGAAATATATAAAAAAAGAAATGCGGTTTTTCAAAATATAAAAAATGGGTATTTTTGTTTTTTAGATGACGACACTATTTTTCATGAAAATATGTATTTTAAATATTTAGAGTGTATAGAACATAATTTTAGAGGTATGTTAGTTGGACAACAATTATCATTTGACAATAATTTGAGATTGATATCAAGTAAACCAGCCTTTGGTAGAATTGACACGGGTAATGTTCTTTGTAACTTCAAATGTTTAGAAAGTTGTAAGTGGCCATCTGAACACAAAGAAGGTGTAAATTCTAAGGATTTTCTTTTTTGGGAATCTGTATATAATTATTACGGTATGAAATGCGCCATTTGGAATCAACCAATAAGCTACTACAATAAACTATCAACTACGTTGAAATGACGAATAGAAAAAAGGTAAATCAAAACGAGGAAACAGAAATCAAATCATTTTCAAAAAAAGAATTTATTAATACAGTTATTAAGAAAAAACAAAAAAATAAATTTTTATCACCAAATCAGGAAGAATATTATAACATACTAAAAGAAAATCAAATCACAATTTGTTCAGGACCGGCGGGCGTAGGTAAAAGTTATATATCTATGAAGGCGGCTGTCGATCTTCTTATGGACCCAAACAACGCCTACGAAAAAATAATTATTGTGAGACCTGCCGTCGAAGCTGAAGAAAAACTTGGTTCATTACCAGGTAATTTAGAAGAAAAACTAGATCCGTATATTTTTCCATCATACTATCTTTTAAATAAAATAATTGGTAAAGAAGCAAGAGAAAAACTTAAAGAATCTGAAATTATCGAAGTATTTGCCTTGGCATACATGAGAGGTATGAATATTGACAATTCTATATTAATTTTTGAGGAAGCTCAAAATTCAACACCAAATCAAATGAAATTATTGTTAACTAGAATTGGTTTCAATAGTAAATTTTTTATATCAGGTGACTTAGAACAAACAGATAGATACAAAGATAAAAAACAATCAGGACTTTATGACGCACTTCAAAGATTTCAAAATGTGGATGATATTGGTGTATATGATTTTAGAAATGCTAAAAATGTTAGAAACCCATTAATTGGTAAAATACTAAATGAATATGACAAAGAGAATAGGGATTGAAATTAATGGTGTTCTAAGGGACACAATAGGTAAGTTCAAACAACTTTATGAAAAACATTTAGTAGATGTTGATCATGATGAAACACTACAATCTTTTGATTTGGAATTTGATCCTGAAAATTCTGGATCTACAGAATTGTCAATCATCGAAGATAAAACATTTTTTAATTATGAAATAAAAAATGAAGTAACATCATTAAATTTAATGAATCATTTTGCTTTCAGATCAAAAGATGAACTTTATTCTTTTATGTATGAAGACTACACTATGGAACTTTTTGGACATGCGCCATCAACAGAAATTAACACCTTCAATATTTTAAATGATTTATATTATAAAATTAGAGAAAATCACGATTTGATTATTGTTTCTGATGAAATTGGTAAATCAAAACCATCATCACTTTTTTTCTTATCAAAATTTGGTTGTCTTATCGAAAAGGTTTTGTTTTATAGTGAAGTCACAAAAAATAAAATGTTTGATGAAATAGATGTTTTACTTACATCAAACCCTGCATTATTATTGACTAAGTATGAAGATAAAACTTTAGTTAAGTTTGAAACTGAATATAATAAACATATAGATTGCAACTTCACTATAAGATCACTTTCTGAATTTGAAGATGTAATAAATAAAATAAATACATAATGTTCAAAATACTCAATGAAAATTACTACGTTGATCTTGACGCTTTAGAAGACCACGTAAACATGACAAGTACAAGTGGGGAACCACAAATACATTTGGTAAAGTACGAAACTATAAAATCTATGCTAGAAACGGTACTTACTGAGTCTAATGAAGTTGATGAAAATTTAGGACTTAAAAGTCACGAATTATCAATTCCTTTCAAAATAGCATTCAATACACTTTTGATGAAAAAAATAATAAACAAATTATAAAAATATGAATACAGAACAAATATCTAAGTTAGAAAAGTCTATTCAGAACATGAAAGACAAAAAATCAAGAATTTATTTTTTGGTACAAGACACCAAAGGTAATGCCAAGGCATCAGTTAGATACATCTATCAAATGGCTATGGACTTAAAACATGAAGGATTCAATCCTATAATTCTACATGAAAAACCAGATTATTTTGGTGTTACTGATTGGTTGGGTGAAGAATATATGAATGAATTACCACATAAGGCAATAGAAGGGACAAATTTAGATGTTTCTCCTGAAGATTTAATAATTGTTCCTGAAATATATGGATTTGTAATGGATCAAATCACTAAGTTACCTTGTGGAAAAATTGTACTATGTCAATCTTATGATTATATTTTTGAAACCCTTCAACCTGGTCAAACTTGGCCGTTATTAGGGTTTTTGAAATGTTTAACAACTTCCGAAAATCAAAAAGAATATATAAAAAATGTAGTTAGAAATATTACAGTTGACGTGGTCGAACCCAAAATTTCTTCTTGTTTTAAGAAACAAGAGTTACCACCAAAAACAATAGTTTCGATTCACACAAGAGATCACAGAGACACAACAAATTTGATTAAAACTTTTTATGCTAAGTTCCCACAATATAGATGGATCACATTTAGAGATCTTAGAGGTCTTTCAGAAACAGAGTTTGCACAAGCAATGAATGATAGTTTTGTATCAATTTGGGTAGATGAAAATAGTGGATGGGGAACTTTTCCATTGGAATCTATTAAAATGGGAATTCCTGTCATTGGATTAGTACCAAACTTAGTACCAAATTGGATGAATGAAGATAATGGAATTTGGATAAATAACAAAAACATGTTACCAGATGTAGTTGCGGATTTTATACAAAATTGGTTAGAAGATAATATTAATCCTGAACTTTACGTAAATATGGATAAAACATCGGAAAGTTTATCATCTGACGAAAAGTTCAAAAATGATGTAATCACATTTTTTAATGATGTACTCGCTACAAGATTAGAAAGTTTTGAATCACAATTAACTAAAACAGAAACAATTTAATATATGGAAAATAATAATACAATATCGGTTATATTACCTATAAAATCAGGTAAAGCAAGAAATTTTGAAGAGTACTTCAATAGATGTATTACATCAGTAAAAAATCAAAAAGATTACATAAATGAACTAATCATAGTTTACTGTGATGAAAAATTCTTGTCAGAACATATTGAAAACTATGATTTTGAAGAACTAAATGTAACTAAGTTAGTTTGGGATAAAGAACCCAATTTTGCGGACCAAATTAATTATGGTGCAACATCATCAAATTCAAAATGGATTTCTTTGTTGGAATTCGATGACGAGTATTCGAGCATTTGGTTTAAAAACGCAACCAAATATATGAATTTATATGAAGATGTTGGTGTATTTTTACCGATTGTTGTCGACGTAAATGAACAAGGTGTCTTTGTTGGTTTTACAAATGAAGCAACGTTTGCCGCAAACATATCACAAGACTTAGGGTTGTTAACAAATGAAACTCTTTTGAACTATCAAAACTTTCAAATATCAGGACTGATAATAAAAAAAGATGATTATATTAACAATGGTATGATTAAAAATAATATCAAATTGACATTTGGATATGAGTTCTTTTTAAGACTAACACAAAATTCAGTTAAGATTATGACAATTCCAAAAATTGGTTATAAACATATGAATTTGAGAGAAGGTTCAATTTTTTGGAATTATAAAAATTCTGATGATAGACTTAGTGAAGATGAAGTTAAGTTTTGGATAGATTCAGCAAAGAAAGAATATTTCTATATTAAACAAAGAGATATAAAATATGAACCCCAAGAGGTTTAATGGAATTAAAATTAGATTTAAACGAAACCCAGAATGAAAAGAAAAAGAAGGGAAGGAAACCTAAGTTAAATAATTATTTTGATGAACCAGAAGAAAACGCAGTTAGGATGTTTTTAACTGCGAACACTATGGATGAAAAGAATAAAATTTATAATGAATATTTAAGATTTCCCTTGGATAAAATGATATCGTCAATTATAAGACGATATAAATTATACAGAAAAGATATGGATTTTAATGAAATCCATGTTGACACTCATTCTTTTTTGATGACAAAAATTGATAAATTTAAACCATCAAAAGAAAAAAAGGCATATTCATATTTTGGTACTATATGTAAAAATTATTTAATGGGCCAAATACTGAAAGATCAAAAAGATATGAATCGTAAAGTTTCATATGAAGATATTTCTGCGGATTTACATAATGCCCCTGATATGATTTATCATATAGACGATGATAGTATATCTACTGAAGAAATAATAAATAAATTTATTATTAAACTTACAGATTCTATGGACGATAAATCAATTAGTGAACAAGAAATGAAGCTAGGTCAAGCTCTTATGGAAATATTCCGTAACTATAATAATATATTTGTTGATAATTCGAACAACAACAAGTTTAATAAAAATGTTGTTTTGTTTGAAATACGAGAAATGACTAATCTTTCTACAAAAGAAATTAGAAATTCTTTGAAGAGATACAAGAAAATTTATCAAGAAATAATTAATGATATGTTAAAATAGAAATAAAAATATTTATAGTTATGCCAAGACCAACAAAAAAAGAAATTAACCTAACCAAAGATTCCTTACTTTCTTTGATGCAAGAAATTTACAATGAAATTGTAGAACAAAGAAGTACCGCCATAAGGATACAAAATAAAATGTTGACTATGATGAAGGAACCTGAAGACATGACTCTCATTGGTCCTGTAATTGAAAAGCAACAAAAGATCATTAACGATTGTGTAGAAAAAAAGTTGTCCTTATCAAAGCTTCAAGCTCAGATATGGCAGAAGTCACAAGAAAAACAAGATAATTTTACTTTGTCTGATTTAGACATGAATGATGATATCCTACAATCTTTGATTGATAAAGACACTGACGATAAAAGTTACAAACTCAATAAATAATGCCTTCACAAGATTTAAATTTTAGCTACGGTGAAGTAAAAAGTAAAATTAATGCTGCGAAAACCTACAATCAGGTAAGACAAGATGTTGCAGAATTGTCAAAAAAAAAAGGTGACAACGAAGAAGTTAATTCAAAACAAAATAGAAGATCAAAGTCTGAAGCAAAAAAAGAAAAAAAAAGATCCCAAAAAAAACAAAAAACCCAACTTGATGAATTAGTTGAAATTGCAAGTTTGACTAATAGAAAAGGTGCAAACACAATTGAATATCTTAAAAAAGTTTTTGTTAGAGCTTTGGCAAACTGTAAACCAAAGATTACAGAAATTTTAATCAAAGAAGCTATCAATACTATCGGTTGTAGTTTGGACCAAGAATATAATCCTAACCAACCAATATATATTCCAGTAAGATCTATTGATTTGTTGTCTTTATTGAAAAAAGATCCTGCAGATGAAAAGTTTGCCATTTTATATGAAAAACAAGGAATAAATATTGGTACAGTGCCCTTTGCAATGAACAAGGAACTGTACCATAGAATTCAATCTTTGGGTACGTCATATTTCAACGAATACGGTCAATACTATAAAGGAGCATCTGGACAAGATCTTTTCGATATTGAATATGTATTACAAGATGGTAACAACAATCCTGGTCAATTTTTTAAAGTAACTTTACAACCAAGGTTCACGGGTATTAATAAAATATCAGAAGCCCTGAAAGATTATTATGCAAGTTTAGATATTTTGGATTTCAATAACGTGATTGCGATGTTATTCGAAATTCTCACGGGATTTCTATCAATACAGTCTGGTACAGGAAATTTAAAAATTGGTGATTTTTCAAAGTTTGAAATTATTCTACAAAGAATTTTAGGTTTATGTTTTGATTCAAACAAAGAAATAAATGTTGCTGGAACATCGAAGACATCTGAATTAGATGAAGTAGACGAATCATTTTTTGAATTTACAAGTGTTGATCTATTCCAAATAGAAGAAAGGATAAATAATATTTATCAAGGTGTAATTGTTTTTGAGGACTGTGATAACGTAGAAGTGCCTGTGAATTCAGAATTGATTACACAATCAATAATCGACCTTATTTTTATTTCAGGTCAAACTATTGATACTGCAATAGAAAATGCAAGTTCAGCCGTTGTTAATGGATCAAATGATAATGGTTTTGGCATTAAAATTAGTTTTGATTTGAGTTTATTGAAAAGTATACCCAAAGCAATATTATACGCATTGTTTTCACCCAAAGTACTACTACCAATAATGATCATGTTGAAATCTTTAGGATCATCTATCGGTGACTTGGTTAAATCATTAATGGATTTTGTAAAAAAGTTTTTTAGACTTGTTATGGAAATAATGTCTCAAATAGGGGCAATATTTATCCAAGAACTTTTTACAATTATTAAAAAAGATATACAAAATTTAATACAGGCAATAATCTTAGATGTTACTAAAGAAACGTCACAAACAAGACTTAGAATTATTTTAAGACTAATAGAAATTATTCTTACAGTTGCCAGATTAATAAAAGATTGGAGAGAATGTAAAGGGGTTGTTGATGAAATATTACAACTACTTAAAATCGCCATAAGTGGTTTTGGGGATACGATTCCTAAACCATTACTAGTCGCAACAAAATTACTAAGCGGGTATTCAGCATCAAGAGCATTTGTTAATTCTATCGAAGAATATCAAAAAATTGGATTGCCTACAGGACCAATGCCTGATGGTACACCAAATTTAGGATTAGCGGCTTTGTTTTCACAACTCAAGGCCAACAAAAAAGAAGAAGATGAAAATAGTAAAGTAGAAGGATTGTCAGGTTATGGGACATGGTTACCTGGTGGTGTGGTTATGCCGATGAACATAAGCGGAAAAAAATTATAAGATGAATTTGGAAGAAGCAAAAAAAATTGAAGAAATTGTTAAAGATTATAAAAATAAGTCAAACAAAGATTTGACTAAGGCTTTGGATTTTATGAATAATGAATTTAATGTAACTAAAGAAAAGTTACTTATGTTATCAAATTATTTAGATAAAATTGAAACCACCTATAATACATTATTAAAAGAACATAACAAGAGAAATGGGGGGTAACGAAAATCAAATAATATTTCCTGGTGTTGTTTTAGATAACAAAGACCCAATGGTGTTAGGTCGACTAAGAGTCAGACCAGAAGTTAAAGATTATTTAGGGGTTGTAAGTTCAATACCTAATTGGAATGAAGAAACTGACGCTTGGACGCAAAGAGATCCTTTTGTGTTTAATCCACTACTCCCTTTTTACATCAATCAAATCCCTGAAAAAAATGAACTTGTAAACATAATATATCAAGACAAAACTTTTGACAATCTTAATCAATATTATATACAAGGACCTTTTTCATCACCACAAACTACAAACTTTGAGTATTTTGAATCAGCGAAAAAGTTTACCGCGGCAGGTTCAAAAATTAAACAATCCTTATCATTAAAAAATCAACAGGGGGAATATAGAAATATAAAAAGTTTTGGTATTTTTCCTGAACCCGGTGATAATTCACTCCTTGGTCGAGGAACCGCAGATATTATTGTTAAAAAAGAAGAAGTTCTTTTACGTGCCGGAAAAACTAATAGCGTATTTGATGTTAACAAATTTCCAATAGAGAATGAAAAACGAGCGTTTCTTCACTTAAGTAATTACCCAACTAAATCTGAAAATGGTGAAGAAAGAGAAGAACAAACAATTTTTATAGATAGTAAACCAATAAGAAAGGTTGTTGATTGGGATATAATAAATCCGGATAACACTATGGACGCCTTTACTGGAACTATTTATCTGTATAATGTCCCATATAATGTAACAAACGCAAATGTTTCATTGGAATCAAAAGACTTTAGTGTTGCATCTAACGTGTCACAAATAGTTGGGGCTCCTGAATATTACATTCAATTTATTGGTAAAACATTAAAAGAAACTTATACGTTAATAAATGATTTCATAAAGGGAGTTAATGAAGGCACAATAAATATAAGTGGTTACACTATTCATAACGTTTATGATCAATTTCCTTTTTATTTCAGACCTACGTTAAACACCTATGATAAATTAATAAACTTAACTGGCTCAACTCCTATTGAAATAGATAATGTTACTAAAATAAGTAACAAAGTTAAACTTAATACAAATGACACAAAAACAGGTTATAATTTAGTTTGGGATTACAATAAAACATCAAGTCCTGTTAAAATTAATACAAGCACTTATATACCAATTTTGTACTCGACGGCACCTATAACATATTCAACGATGGGTGCTGAAAAAATATTTTTATTATCCCACGGTACTCAAATACCATCAAAAGGAAAAATAGATCTAAGTTCTACATTATATGGTATAAAAGAAGATAAATACACTAAAGAAATAGTACCAAAGACTGATCCAATGGTCAGAGGTGATGAACTTATGAAGCTATTAAATTTAATTGTAAAGTTCTTGATCTCACACGTTCATCCATTCCACGGGCTTTCACCATCAACTGTTGGTAGAGATGGAACTAGAACGTCAGAAATTCTCCAACAACTATTAGACGCACCAAATACAATATTAAATCAAAATATTAGAATTAATTGATATTTATTATAAAAAGATAAATGTCAATTAACAATTCATATTTTAGTAGGAATAATACAATCATTTCGAATAGTTTAACTAATACAGGTAGAAATCCTGTAATTGAGTTATTCTATGGTAATGGTAATTTAATAAACCCAAACGGGTTTAGTAGATTTATTTTTGATTTAGATTTAACATTATTAAAAGAAAAATATAATGACGGGACAATTAATCCTTTATGTAATGGTAACAATATCAAACATACATTACGTATGACAAATACAAGTTTTTTCAATAAGGACTTTCTTAATGAAAAAACTTCACAGGGTAGATTGAGAGCAACTTCATTTGACTTAATTTTGTTCAGAATACCGTATGTAGATTTAGATCCTAGTCAACCACAAAGATGGGATGAAGGTGTTGGGTATGATTATGCAGATCTTATGTCTTCAGTTCCAAATGATAAAAACTATTCTGACAGGCCATCAAATTGGTATCAAACAACCACAATAGATTTTTGGCAACAACCAGGGATTTATAGTAATTTGAATAGTGGATCCACTCCGTTTTCGGCGCTTACTATTGTCGCAACACAACACTTCGAATTTGGTGATGAAAATATCGAATTTGATATGACAAATGAAATTAATTATATCTTACAAGGTAATTTCGTCAATCCTGTTGGGTGGGGTATTGCTTTTCTACCTCAAGTAGAAAACTTGACCGGAACAACTGGAACTTATTCGGTTGGGTTTTTTTCAAGACATACCCAAACATTTTACGAACCTTTTTTAGAAACATCATATGATGATTTAATTGAAGATGATAGAAATAATTTTACTTTAGGTAAACCTAATAAACTTTATTTGTATATCTATGAAGATGGGGACTTCAAAAACTTAGATTTAAACCCATTTGTGACAATTGAAGATTCTGCTGGTGATCCTATACCAGGTCTTATAAATTTACAATCTTGTCGAAAAACTAAAGGTGTTTATGAAATACAAATTCCTCCACTGATAGGATATAAAACACCTTGTATTTTTAACGATGTTTGGTCCAATATTGTAATGAATGGATTCAATTTACCAAACATTTATAATGATTTTACAGTTTACCCAATACAAAAGTCTATTCAGATTGGAACTTCAACAAATACACCATCAGTTTATGGATTTGATTATTATGGTATAAAACAAGATGAAATGATTTTAAATACTGACGTAAGAAAAGTTGGTGTAATAATAAAACAAGCATATACAACAAATAAACAACTTCCGAATGTAGATGCTTTTTATAGGGTTTATGTAAAAGAAGGTACAACAGAAGTTCAAGTACAAGATTGGACAAAAATAAACAGAACCCCAAATGAGTATTATTTTATTTTTGACACTAGAGATAAAATACCTAATGAATATTTTATTGATCTGAAAGTGATTTCATCAGGTGAAATAAATACTTATAAGAAACAGATAAAATTTCAAATAATTAATAAAAAATAAAAAAATGGCAAATATTTTAATAATACCTTGTAATGGTGATTCACCTTTAGTGGTTAACGATAATGGCTTTACTGCCTACACAACCGGAAATACATATTATTTAGGATTTACTGGTTCAACATCTGAAGGATGTTTCACAATAGATTCAATAACAAACAATCCCGAAGTCGATGGAATTTTTTCATTAGTTGGACCTTTTTTAGATTGTAGTTGTTCATTAAGTGCGAACACAGAACAAAATATCTGTTTAGAAGTTTGTACACCAAGCGGAAACACTGTTGTTAGTGTTGTGACACCACATCCGGCATGGACAAATAATCAAGGTACTACTGTATATCAGATGAACGCGATCACTTTGGGTGGTCAGAATGGTTTAAACAACTAATTATTATGAATAGAGAAATAAAAATAACAGAATCACAACTTACTTCGTTAATTAGAAAAGTGGTAAATGAATCCCATAAAGAAAGCTCACGATATATGTTTTTTTCTAATTTACAACAAATGAGAAGACAATGTGATCTTTTATTAGATCTTGATCAACAAATGATCGAAGAAATTTTAGAACATGGTCACGATTGGGCACAAGATCATATTGCAGAAGCAAAGAACAATATGGATCAAGTTTTTGATTTTTTGATGAATGAAACAAAAAAACATGGAATGCAAATGTCAATGAATATTGATGATGAAGATATGGTCATGTCTGAGGGCCGTAAAAAAACAGGAACTAAACTTTGTGCTAGAGGAAAAGCGGCGGCAAAATCCAAGTTTGATGTTTACCCTTCGGCATACGCGAATGGATACGCAGTTCAAGTTTGTAAAGGTAAACAACCTGGTTTAGACGGTAAAAAAAGATGTTCAGGAGTTTATTGTTAAAATAATTTATTTTTTTTTATTTAAGTTTTTTTTATATATATTTGTAGTATTATAAAATACAACAAAATGAAAAAAATTTTAAGGAGAATCTACAAAAGATTCAAAGTAAGACTAAGTAAAGTAGGTAGATCTTCCGCCCTAAAGACTTATGAAGAAGTTGAGCTACATGAAAAAACTGCCTTCAAGATATGTGTAAAACTTATTTCGCATAAAGATTCCGATTTTATGATTGCCCCAATGTCAAACAAAAGATTCATAATTAATGATTCATTGAATCTTTTTATTATAATAGACTATGGTAGGGTGGAAATTACAAATCATGTTTTTCATTATGATGTAAAATTATCCACAAGGGATTATGAAAGAATAACATATCTTTATGATACAGAAACGGAAAAAAGACGAACGGATACAGAAAGAACAGTCAAAAAAAATATCAAGAATACTTTAGATAAAGTTTACAATGCAATAGTAGATGAAATGAAAATTAGCGAACAATAATCTAAAGTTCTTTCAAAATATTTTTGATAAGCAAGACTAAATGTGATTCTGTAATTCTTACTTCATTTGTGGATTTTCTTGGTTTATATGATGTCATAATCGGTTTTTGTCCTTTTCCTGTTTGCGTATCTTTTTTTTCGGCAGATCTTTTTTGTTGACAAGCGGATCTTTTAGCAGAATCGGACATTTTACCCGCAACACCAGCGGCACGACATTTAGGGTACGCCCCTTTGGATGTGTCGTGTCGCCCGCAAGGCGGATGTTTACCATCAACTTTACGACAAATGTTAACCCATGGACCTTTTGGTTGTTTTGAACCTTTTGGTTTTTTTTTAGTACCAAACCAAACCGCCAAATCTTCTTTTAAATGATGTGGTTCGTCTATATTTCTATCATAAGATCCTCGATGATCTTTTTCCCAAACACCAACAGTCCTTTTTATATTATTACGCATTTTCTTTTTTATCTGTAGTTTGTTATTATTTGTTTCCACAAATTCAGTAAAAGGACCAATATGATGATCTTCCCAATCGTAAAACCCTATTTCTAACGGGGCATTGTAAGGACCTGCGGTTATTGAAGTATTTGCTTCATTAATTTTTTTTTGTCTTTGTATCGGAACAATTTTTTTTCTACCACCAGGTGTTTGATTTAATATACCTCCATCATCATCACTGAATGTTAGATAAGGGTTTTTTTTTATTTTGTTTGTAGATTTTTTAGCAATTTTTTCTCGTTTTTTTATTTCTTTTTTTGGTGTATCCATAACACCATCATAACTATCATAAGCCAACATCGCATCATCATAATTAGAAGTTGATATTGTAAAAGGTCCTAATTGTTCTTTTTTAAAAAATCTGAACCCAGGTTGTAAAGGGGGTACATAGGATCCCCTACTCCCGAGTTCAGTAGTTGCTTCTAGTATTATTTTGTTTACAATATCTTGAATATTCATTATCTTATAAATATCACAAATAATTATTATGGAAGAAAAAAATGAAATTTTTGGTAATCTTTTCGGCAGTATCAATTTACTATCTGAAGAACATTTAGAAGTAATATTATCAACTATGGACAAAGAACATTCAATTTATTATTTAGTTGAAGCCGTTAAGTGTGCACACCAAAGGGGCGCTTTTTCTATTGGTGAAACTGAAATAATTTCTAAGTCTATAAGAATGTTAGTGAATGATGTAAAAGAATAATTTATTTTATAATATGACTTAACATTCTACGGTAATTGTTTAACAAAAAAAAAGGTCAGATTTCTCTGACCTTTTTCTTATTAACCGTTAATTGATTATCTCAATTCTCTTAAGTCAAACGTTCTAACACCATCAACTGTGATACGTCCGTAGAAACGGTTGTTAACCATTTTCTTAGCGTATCTTGTCATAATACCTTTGATAGGTGTGAAGTTGAATGGGTTATACATTGTAGGTGTCAATTGTAGAGGTACATACGGTGCGTAAATGTAACCTGTGTCTAACAATGATGTTCCTTTGTGACCGATTAACACTTGGTTAGGCGGGAAGTAAGGATCACGGTAAACTTGGTAACGTCCTGACAACGTACCTACTCTTTCGATACCCATGTTGTATTGATCTTGCTCTGGTGAAGCATTTGATACGTGGAAGTATTCAAGATCATCAAAGATTGCAGAAACTTCAGAAGAAACAACGATCCAGTTAGCACCACCTCTCAAAGTAGATTTGTGGATTTGTGCTGACAATTGATTGATCGCTGTGATCAAAGTTTGGTTCCAATCTTTTTGTGTATAAGATGTAGTCAATTGAAGTCTTCTCCATCCGTTGTAGTCCCAACGTAAATTCCATGCCGCTCCTTTTCTCAAGTCACGTAAAATTTCACGATCGATTTCAGCAGCTACTTGTTCTGACAACAACGCTGTCAATTCAGCTTCTGCATCGATGTTATGGAATGCTGCAACGTCCTGAGCTAATTCAGGTGACCATTGTGCTCTTAATTTTCTTTCTGTTACAGAAACAGTCACTGACTCAAGATCAAAAGAAACCTCACCAATTTGATCTTCGAATTCTAAGTTTTTATATCTTCTATAAATTGCTTGGAATGGAGATTGTCCTAATGTATCATTATTTTCTGTTATTTCACCAATTGTAGTTCCTGTGTAACCATCTAATGTAGTAGCTCCACAATCAGCACATGCTGGACAAGAAAGATCAACTTCTAAATAGATACAACCATCCTGTGAACAGATATTGTTGTAAGACCCACCATTTCCTGTTGTAGGGAAAGTTGTTCCTTGAGTATTAGATGTTGGTTGTACAATTCCTTTACCATAAATTTGAGTTACAACTCTAAACAATAATGGTGCTGACAAGTTTGTGTTTCCAATCTCATCTAAATTAGGACATCCTGTAGATCCTGTTAATACGTTTAAGTCAGCAACAATTTTAAGATCAGATAAGAAAGTTTCTGTATCTATCTCATTACCATCAGGTCCGATTAATTTACCAACACCTCCGTTATTAAATCCACAAAGTTTAACGATAATTTTTCTTGTAACTTCACCGTCAAATTGATTTGTCGCTGGAGTTAAATCAGAACCTGACCATACCATAGCGATAGCCGGTTGAGTAACTGCAGTCCATTGACCTTTAGAATAGTCAAACAATCCTGGAGGATCTAAACCTGCCTCATTACCTTCATAAAATAAATCATAAAGATTTTTTGTATATGGTGCGTTAGTCTGACCAGCAGGTAAATTAGCGTTAGGGTAACCTTGACCAAGTGAGTTGTAACCATCTGCAATTGCTTGAGGTGATCCTATTGGTGAATAGTGTGTCCCATCAGGATTTGCCGCGTTAGGATTGTATCCTTGGATACGAGGTACGAAGTAGAACAATTTACCAATAGGTAAGTTCATTGCTTGTACTGATACGATATCGTTTGCTAACAATTTAGAAAAAACTCTTCTTACGATAGGGAATACAACTGTTTCAAAAGCTCCGTTAGAAGTTTCTGAAGTTGCTTCGTTAATCAAGAAAGAAGCTTGGTTTTCATATAACTGTGCTACGTTTTCTTTTAGGTGGCCTTTAAGACCTTCAAGGAACCCTAATCTGTCCCATTTGTTAATTGTATCTTCTTTGATAACTTTTAGGTGTTTTAACCCGATGTTACCAACAAGACCTGATTCTAATAATGCTCCCATTTTTATTTGTTTTTAGCTTTATTTTTTTATTTATGTATATTATAAATATACGGTTTTGTTAAAAAGTTTATTTTATTTTACCCATTAAGTCTTTCATTCTCATAAATTGTGGATTTTCGTAAGTTTTTGATTCAATCAAATTTACCGCAGAACCCGTAGAAGGTGCCTTCATAACAGTTCTATTGATTGATTCATTAATACTATTATCCGTCAAATTGTTATTAGACAATTCACTTTTTAGAGTCTGATAAAGATTTTTGGATTCTTTCAAAGATTCAACGTTATCAAATCTTCTCAAAATATTTATTTTTTCTTGTTTTGTTGTTGAGTGTTCCGTAAACAATCTAGTAGCGTATGCTAAATTAGAATTGAAAACCGCGACTTCATTAAGTTTAGTTCTAAATAAGTCTAAAGCCTTTTTGTATTCTTCATTCTTTTCTCTTAAAATTTCAACTTCTTCTTTCAAGTGTCTTGGTGCAGTTATTTTTTTATCTAATCCTTTTTTACCAAAGGCTCTTCCAACACCTAAAGTTCTTGAAGCTTCTTTAGTTTCGGATTTTTTACCACCTTTAATTTTGTTTACGATCTTCATAACAATTTCTGAATTAGGATCTTCATTATCGTAATCGAAAGATGCTTTACCTGACTTTCCAAAACGTTTTGATCCTTCTTTCATTTTTGTGTTAAACCCACCTTCTTGGTTAGGTTTTTTACTATATTTGAATTTCGACGCACTTCCTGTTTTTTGTTTAGATTCGTGAACTTTAAACTTGTCTGTTTCATTAGCCATGCTTGACCATGATTCACCGTACATATCTTCGTCAAGATCTTCATAAGTCATGTCTTCATACATTTCTTCATCAAGTTCATCTGTGTACATTTCATCAAGCTCATCGTAAGTCATGTCTTCATACATTTCTTCATCAAGTTCGTCAGAATGCATTCCACCCATACCCTCATAGGTCATTGAATCTTCATACATTTCTTCAT